AAAAGGTCTTGGCCTTGCAGCGCGTAGTTGACTGACTCGAGTCTGCCCATAGATACCAGGCCGCCAATGTGTGCTAGATCTGGCGCTTTGTCTGAGATGTCTGCCAGTACATCAGGTGTGTACCGACCAAACTGTTCATTCATTACGCCTAGGAATCGAGCACGCTGCAGCCGGTCCATGTTTTTCATGGAATAGACCAGGGCCGATGATTCCTCATCTGTTAAGAATCTAGGCTCAGTTGCGTATGTTCTCGATACCCTTAATGCATCTTCTTTACGCTTCTGGATTGATGACTCTAGGTTGGCAGGATTCTCAAAGTCGATTGGCGTAAACGTAATGAGTCCAGTTTCCGCCGCGAATGAAAGTGGATCCTCTTCGAGTCGCGTGTTCATGTTGCGCAGCATGCCTTCAGCTGTCTGGATGACCTCAGTTTCAAACAAGGTATCCACACCTTCTCCACCAAACTCAGGCATACCCTGGCGCATCTCATTGATTGTGCGCTGCAGCTCGCCTGGAGGCATCTTGCGGAATGCTAATGTTGCTTCGCGCAGCATAAGCAGCTCTTGGTAATCCTGTTGCGCTTCAGATCCAAACGCACCAGTTTTCTCAATCTCTGCGCCAAGGTTGTAAAGCTGCTCAAGACCAGGGTCGCCACCATTTGTGAGAATGGTGCGCATGTCTTTTACTTCTGCTTCAAGATCTCTGGCTGCACCCTCAAAGAAATTGACCTCTCGATTGAGATCTGCGCGCAATGAGTTTCTGAGGTTTCGAGTCGCCTCAACGCCCAGCTCTTTGGGCGGATTTTCTTCGAGCTTTGCGAGAAACTCCTGCCTTTCGTTGACGCCAGACAGATTTTGGAAGTCATAGATAATGCCTTCGACGCGAGCTTGCTCGAGCGTCTTAATCTGCATCTGAGATATCTGTGACTCTGTGAACTGGCGATCGCGCATGAACTGAGCAATATCTTCAACGCGCTCAGCAACCAGGGCATCTCGCTCTTCGGCTGGCATATCTGAAGCAGCCTGCGCATAAACATCGTTTTGTCTAGATGAGATACCTAGTAGTGCTCGGCCCTGAGCATCTTGTACTGCCTGCTTGTTCGTGTACTCACCAAACTTGCTGAGCGCAGTTGCACTTACACTGTCGAGGCGCGCGCCAACAACAGCTGCACTTTCTGGGTCCATGCCCACAAGCGACGCAGGGAATCCGTCTTTAATGTCCTGGACTTGAGCAGAGAATGTCTCGAAATCCATGTTGGTTGTTTCTGCTTCTGACAACAGATTGCTGATTGCAATACGGCCTTCTGTCTCAACCTCAGTTGCAGCAATCCGATTTGCGACTGCAAATGCTTCTTGCTCAATCAGACCTGATGGACCGCCTTGTTGCGAAAGCTGCTGCAGGATTGTCTGAGCGCCTTGCTCCTGAACCATCTGCGCACCACGCTGCTGCGCCTCAACCTGAAACTCCTGCTCTGCGCGCTTGAATGCAAAGCTGGCAACACGATCCATTGACTGCGCAAGCATCTGCTGCGTGCGAGCGCCTTCTCGTACACCAATTGGATCAATGCTTGGCTGGCTTGCAATCTGCAGCCCTGCTCTTTGGTATCGTTGAATTGCCATTACGCTGCTGGTCCCATTGACGTAAATCCAGGTGCGGTTTGAATTGGCGCTGCGCCAGATCCACCCAGCCCACTAAACGCGCCACCTTGACTTAATCCCATGGCCGCACCACCTAGGCTGCTTACTGCACCCATGTATCCCTGACGGCGAGCCTGGCTTGCTGCAGCGTTGTATTGATACGCCTGCTGCTCGCCAGCAATGTTAGCCAGGACAGCATTCTCCTGAGCAATGACATATTCCTGTGTGCCCTGGCGCAATGCATAGCGCTGGAATGACGCAGGTGTGCCGGCAAATGGATCGAGACCTGCACCAGCTGCTCGAGCTCGAGTGGCTGAAATGTTTTCTCTCAACCGGCGCAACACCGCGGTGCCTTGCTGCTGATACTTTATAGCCTCTTGCCGGCCTTGTAGCTCTGCTTGCTTAGCTTGGTTTCTGTAAGCCTTAGCCTGGGCCTTACCTGCCTGAATCTGTGCGACTGCACTGACCCCTGACGCGATTGCTCCGATTACTGCAAAACTCATATCACTGCCCCACCGATACTTTGTAATCCAGTGCCAATACATTCATCTTCAACGGCACTGTTTGACTGATTGTGATTTTACCCTCATTTGCAAAACCAAGCAGAGGGCCAGACCTTTTTACTCCTGTAAATGCTTGTACTGCAATATCTAGGTTGTCTTCACCCAGCTGCCGGAAAGCAACCTGCTCTCCATTAACAGTGACAGCCTGGGATTCAAAGTGTTCTGAGTTAATCTCGAGAATGCGCTTTTTGAAACCGCGAATGTTTCCAGACGCCAAGCGCGGCTCAACAGGCAGAGTGGTCACTTGAGGTGTATAGTTGAGCCCAATCTGGTAAGACTCAGTTGCTGCGGAGTCCAATGTAATTTCACCAGACGAAACTGTTTTATCTGCCTCAATGATCCCGTCTCGAATAACTTTGACAGTCTCTGCTTCCAGGAAAGATAGACCGGTTACTGTGGTTGCTGTCGTGCCTGACTTGGCGCAATCGAGAGTTAGATCATCATCAAACAGCTCGACATAGTATTCGTCGCTGCCGTCGATCGTGCGCTTAACCACAGAGTATGTATCTGCAATGTCGACACCAATCGCCAGGTAGTCTCCATCAGTTGTCCATTCTGTTGGCGCGATAACATCCTGGGCGCGCAGCAGTGTATAGCAGGCAATCGAGCCATCGTCCTCATTGACAATAAGAAGCCGGTCGCCTTCATCTGTTGAGGTTGCCTTTCGCACCGCCATGTCTTTTGGCGACTTGAGTAAGTGAGAAGAGAGCAGCGATATCTTGGTGGCGATATAACCGTTTACTGTGTCGCTAAAGATAAACTCAGCAAGCGCCTTCCCCTGGCGCTGAACAAATACAGTCGCCCCATCCACGTTGACGACTCGTATGCCAGGCCGAACGCCATTTGATGTCTGCTCTTGTACAGCCAAGGTTGATGGCGTAATCGGATCGCCTAGCGTTTGAGGTATGTAGAACTCGCCACCCGTTGTAAAGATCTGCAAGTTTCGCCCAGCGTACAAATCGATGATGGCGTTAAAACGTCCTGTATCAAGAGTCGCCTCGAGCGCAGCGTCATCAAATGACTCACCTGGGTCGAAATTAAAAAAGTCACCTACGCGACTCGCCCATAGTGTTGATGGCCGAGATGATGCGCCGCCAAAGTAAAGTCGCCCTTCGTAAAACACAGCAGACCGAGGCCAGCCTCGAGATGATGACCAAGTGTCTTCGTATCCAGACTCCAGATCCCAATCGCCTGAGCTTACTGCTGAAGTGTCGAAAAATGGCACCTCAGTAATAGCCTTGACCTCTGTGGCGCTGACAAACTCGACAATACGCGCCCTACCCTGTGGAGACGCATTGATGTACTGATCGACATTGCCACTGCTAAAAACTGAAGATGACGCGGTAATCGTGATTTTCCCGTCTTCTGCGTCTGGCGTAATTGTGCCTGCTGGAGTAGTTACACTTAACGTGTATGCAAACTTTGGGATGAAATCAAAGCTGAGGTCTGAGACAGTCCAAGATGCATCAGTCGCGCCGCGCAAGATGCGCTGCGGCACCATGTTTTCTTGAACCAGGATTAGTGTGTCAGCTGACTGTGCCCAGCACATTGTTGGAATTACAGAGTCTGTCACCTTGGTGACCGTCAGGTAATCATTGCCTGAGCCATTGATATCTGTAATCTGCACCCCGTCCTTGAAGACGTACATGCGTTGATCCACGAACAACAGCATATAACTGTCGTTGACTGAGAACTCAAAGTGTACAAACCGAGCTCCATCAGCTGCAGAGGCCGGCAATGTCGTTATGTATTTCGATCCATTGCGACGAACAAAACCGCCCTGTGGTTGTACGACAATGTTTTGAGCCGTTTCCATGCCGTTGTAATACTGCTGCAGATCAATACGCGCACGCAGCTTCGGGTCCAGCTCACCAGAAGTGAAGTTGGTCTGGACCTGAATGACACGACTCATTGACGCACCGCCGTGAGCGTATAGTCTTCGATTGCGTCTACTGAGTTATTGGCGCCGTCGATATTGGCCGCAACACGGAAGTAACCGCCGCGGCGGTTCTCAGATGGTGATCCGTATGCCTTTCGCTCATAGAACTCAGCTTTTGTTATTTGGTCCGTGACTGTCTCTGCAATCTCTGCAGCCATCGCATACTTCAGCAGCTGCACAAAATACTTAGGCAGCGCCGACTCGTTTGGCGAGTATTGATAGTCGACGTATATTTCATCTTCGCTCGTCTCGAGCTTGTCACCCAAGATCTCCCAGCCGTACTGGATAGGGCGAATGCCTGATTGACCAGAATTAAATACAGCGCGCACTCCAGACAATCTGTCTCCTGGTAGCGCATACTGATATTTCCATTCGTTTACCGGCGTGCTAGTTAGCCTGGCAAGCTGCGCCTTTTTGAAAGACCAAGACCAGGGATTGCTCGCGATAATAGAATCTTTGAGATCGTCGTATAACCGGTCGCATATCTGAGCTGCGTCAGTGCCTTCCGAAAACGACGAAAGAGGCGATGCCCCTAACATGATAAGTGCGTCCGAACAGATGGACAGTTTGGTATCACCCGATGCCATAGGTCACCTCGTTAGAACAGGGGCTGCCGGAGCAGCCCCGATTCATTTAGTCAGCGTCAGCTACTGACAGTGAAGTACCGTCAGAAACATCAACGACTGTGCCAGTGTTAGACAACACAACAACAAGCGATGCTGTTGGAGTGTTTGAGTCATAGACGTAAACCAGGTCACCGACCTTGAGTACGTCAGCTGCGTCGTTGAAGTAGCCAGACGTATTTACTGTCGCAATCGCGTCTTCTGTGGTGTAAGACCACATTTGAGGCGCGTTGCCAGCTTTAGCCTG